ACAGGTTCTCCTTCTTAGAGAAGATGAACGTATCGTTAGGCATTCCACCCGGCGTGATGATTTCATAACCGTTAAAGAAATTAGCGGCTTCTGCGGCGTGGAAAGTCAACTCAGCAGTACCAGCCAAAGCCGTGTAATAGAGTTGCTTCATCGCTCGGCTCATATACAACTTCGTGTCAGGGTCTCCCGCCAAAACGTCTGGAATAGCCGCCGAAAGGGTTGTCAAACGTCCGAGAATATTTGCCGCGCTTGTTGCACCTGTCAACGCTTGGTCAACCGTTGGGTTGGCGTTTACGATTTTGTTGCAAATACCGGGATAGTTGGTGTAAGTTCCACTCGATACAGTTACTGCGCTATCTGTGAAGTCAAATTGACCCTGCCACAAGTTACGCTCTACGCCTTCGGCAACCTTTGCGGCTACGTACTGAGCGGCGAACGCTTGGAAGTCAGCGGGTGAGTTTGACGATTGACCGCGCATCTGCTCGGCTTCCCATGCAGTACGAAGGTCTTTGTTGCATACTTGCTCGTTTACCTGAAGAGCTTTTGTCTCAAGAACAACGTCGTCCAACGTCATTGAGCCGTTAGCGTTTGAGAATATACATTCCGCGTCTTGCAAAGCAACACCGCCAAACTTGCGGAGGTTGGCTTTGTATCGGACATTTTCGAGAACCTCGACGTAACCATTTGTAATGGTATCGCCAGAGAGAATGGCAGGAGCGACGTAAGGTAGAGCCGCGGTTCCTGCGTAGTTTGAAGTAATTGCTAAATCAGCCATTATAGAGAGAATTGATTTTGGATCGCGGCGATGCGCTCCTTCATTGATAACTTGGTCATGTCGACAGGAGCTTTTACCTCCATCTTAGGTGCGCGAGAGATTTTAGCTGAAGCGGTTTTGCTCAACTCGGTGATCTTCGCGTCTCGCTCTTTGATTTGAGAGCTAAATTCTTTTTTCACTTGAGCAACTGCCTTAGCGATTAAAGAAACGATTTCTTCGCGGCTCATTGCTACCTCTTCGACAACTGCTTCGGGAGCGGCTTCGGCGGGTGCTTCCTCTACCTCTTGCATCTCAGAAACGACACCATCGACAACGACGAGAACCACGCCATCGGCGAGGGTATAGCTCCCGTCTGGGAGAGGGATTTGTTCGCCTTCGTCATTTACTACGAAAACAGAAACACCGACGGCAAAGGCTTCCGCGTCGGTTTGGATTTCTTGCCCGCTGTCAAGCGTAGCAGTTGCGAAAGAAGTCTCTTTCTCTTTCTTTTCCTCTTCCTTTTCTTCGACCTCCAGCTGGACGGAGTATTTTTCGAACAAGTCAGAGATGCGTTCTTTTATAGACATTATAAAGGGATTTAAAATAATAACGGTTTACTGCGATCGTTCCTTACTTCGTAGCATTTTTTCGAGGTAGTCGAGGCCGAGTTCTACTTCGATAGAAGAAAGGAGTTCTAATTCTTTAAGCTTGTCCTTTTTCACGGTAGCCTTTGCGAGTTCGTACTTGTTGGCGAAATACCCTTCAATAGAGAAGCCTTTCACCGCGCCTTCCTTAACGAACTTCTCCCATATCGCGTCGTTCTCTACCTTCATCGAAACCATCCAAGTTCCGACAGGTACATCGAGGCCATACATCCGCGACTTGTCTTGCTCTCCTTCTACGATCCAACTCTCTACGAGGTGCAAGCCGTTGATTTTATGCTCGTGTTCGAGCGTGGCGTTCGCCTGGTTGCCGTTCTTGAAGTAGAGTTCCATCGCCCTACGGACGGTCTTCTTTGAAAAATAGACGTAGTATTCCTCTTCACCCGTCTTTCGATAGATAGGTTTATCGGGAATAAGAGCCGCGCCCATAATGAGCCGCTTCTCTTCGTCTTGCGTTTTGAATTGGAGTTGCTGGTTCTTTAGGGCGACCCAATCGCTTTCTATGGCGGGTTGCTCTACGAGAGATATCGCGTCGATACCGTACATCTCCGCTTCTTCGTCGATTATGAGTTCTAATATGTTCATCCTACAAGTGACGCTTGGTCGTTTATTCGTTGGTTTGCCTGTTGGCTGTTGCTTACTTCTGAAGAGACAACGTAAGTCCGGATACCCGTCTGCCCTGCTCCACCCCCTAAGAATCCGAGGTCGATTTGTGGGCTTTGTGGAATTGCGCCTGTTGCTCCTCCCCCACTGTTTCCCGGGGGCGGTGGTGTTGAACCACCACTAAATTTTGTCTTCTTGATTGTCGCTACTTGTGCGACACCCGTAGCGAGCGCGATTGCGGCTTTTACAAAGTTTGCTCCTGTGAGCTGGTCTTGTGGAACGGCAAGTTGCCCAGCCACGGCTTGGGCTGTTGTTATAATCGCTTGAGCAATAGAAAATTTCTTGTTTCGTTCAAAGGCTCGCTTCTGCTCTGCCTCCGTCTCTCCGGCAAAGGCTTCATTTAATTGTGACAAAGCCCCCAACGCGGCCGAAGCCATTTGAATATTGGCTTTGACGTTCTCTTGTTTTAGTTGACGCTCTTTCTTAATGCGCTCTTTTTCTAGTTTTTCAAGGTCTGCGTTGAGTTGTTCGGTAGCCGCTCGGATAAGACCTTCATCATCTCCGGCAATGGCTATTCGTGCGTCGTATGCTTGTAAAAGAGCTAATTCTTGTTTCTCGGAATCAGTTAATGAGAGATTGTATAGTTCATCCTCCAAAGCGATTTTAGCGTCTTGTAACTCTTTCTCTTTCTTTAATTCTTCCGCTCGATATTTATCATTTAATTCTTCAAGCGATTTAGTCAAGCTCTCGGTCGCCGCTTTTATCAATCCCTCATCGTCTCCCGCTATCGCTATTCTTTGATCATAAAGCTCCATCAAAGCCAGCTCTTCCTGTTCTCTCGTTGTTAAGCCTGCTTTATAAAGTTCATCTTCTAACTTTTGGCGAGACAACAATTCTTGCTCTAGTTGCCTTTGAGCTTCTTCTGCATCTTTTTTTTTCCCTTTCTTTTGGGAATCCCTTTTCTTTTGCTCGTAATCTTCGAGTTTCTTGTTTATTGCGCCTTGCAACAACTCTTGCTGAGGCAGTAGCTCGTTGAGCCTCTCTTGGTCTTTAGCAATTAAATCAAGCCAATACTGTTGGTCTTTGCTTCCTTCCGCGGCCGCTTCGGAGTTTTGCTTGTACGTTTCTGAAAATCTAGTGATGTTACTGATTTCCCTATTTATTTTCTTTAAGGCTTCTTCTTCTTTCGCGACTAATTCAGCGCGTTCGTTTGCGGCGGCGAGATTTGGATCTAAAAGTTCTGCGCTGTCTTCGAGCAGATTTTTTAGTTTCGTTTCTTCGGTTACTTGAAGAATCGTTATGTCGAGTTGGTTCTGCCTTAGTTCTTCTTGCTTCGCAAGCAAGGTTTCCTCGTCGCCTTGTTCCTTCGCGAGGAGGATTTCTTTTTTTAGAAGGTCAGAGGTAGTGACTAAACTAGTAGCTCGAAGTTTGTTAATCTCTTCGACTGACTTCCCTTCCGCTTGAGCGATTTGCAAGTTGTCGCTTTGCTTTCGCTTTATCTCGCTCAACAAGTTCACCTCTTTCGAGAGTGAATTCTCGATAGTTTTATCCTTGAAGAAGTTCGTGATTGTATCCCAATTCGCTATGACTTCCCCAAGAGCCACAACGAACAGCCCAATTCCCGTTGCCGCGAGTGCGGCTTTCGTTCCCTTTAGCCCAATGTTTAAAGACTTCGCCCCGTTTCTTGCCGACTGAAAACTACTGGCTAACCCAGTCAATTTCGATGTCGCCCCTCCAGAGGCGGTATCAAGTAACTCTAGAGATGCCTTCCCTCGGTTTCCAAGTTCGTCGATTTTTTGACCCGAAGAATCTACCGCCGCATCAAGTTTCGAGGTGTTCGCGTCTAAGTTTAAGATGTAATCTTGCTCACGAGCCATATCAGCGGGGTTAGTGTTATTGAAATAATACAAGCCACGAGGAACCAATCCAAGACCTTAAACCAAAGCGGGACGGTGACCTTCTCGCCTTTGTTTTGGAGGAGTTGAATCGCCTCTCCTATATAACGATGGTTGTCAAGATTCCTCATTGCTCAAAAGGTTGGTAACAGCGTTGATTCGTTTCGTTGTAGATATATCCGTACTTCGTGCAACACGAACTGAGGTTTGGGCTTAGTTGATATACTTGGGTGCCTGCGGCGTTTTCAAAGCGAATCTGTCCGTTCGATTTGTCGATAGATATGGGAAGCCAAGTGCAGTCGCGAATATCCCCCAAGACCTTAAGCATCTCCACCTTCACGAGGTCTTCACTTGTCGCGTCATACGAGATAGATAGGATCCTCCAATAGGTGTCCTTTATGTAGATCTTATCTGAGAATTCGAACGTCGCTAATTCGGAGCGCGTAAGCCGGAAGAAGGCGGTCAGTTTCCGAGCATCCGAAGAATACAGTTCGTTTACGAACGGTCTCCAATACTTGTAGTAAAGCGTATTTAAGGGGCTCGCTTGGATGATGTGGAACGGGCGCTCTGGGCCGAAGCTCAAGTCTTTATTCGATACGTTCGCATCCAATGAGGAGTATTGAGAAAATACCGGGTATTCGGTAGCGGGTACCGTTGCCGTATTTGTATCGTTTTGATAAAACAAATCTCCGTCAATAAGGCTATTCCAATACGCCAAGCGCGGGAGAGGTTTTTTCAGGCTCTTGTCTGTTTCGGTTGTATTCAACAACATTCGGTGAACCAGATAACCCGTTTGCGGAATTCTTGAAACGACGTGAGGGGCGAAGGGCGACTTTATTTCTTTGTTTCCTGAAGCGAAGTCGTTTCCGGGATCATCTACACGATAGCGACCGTAAACGCGGGAGGTACTTTTGAACACCGCCTCGTTTAAAACATCCTTTCCTTGTGAGTGTGTCCAGTCGTAGCGCCTCGCTTGAAGGTCGGTTGTTGGTTGGATTTGTATATCCTTCGAGAGGTCTATCTTATTCGTCCAATCCTTTTGGCTTCCGGAAGCTAGGTAGTCGGTAAAGGGTTCAATTTGTAGGTGCTTGGGGTTGTTTCTGTTGGGGATGAATACGAGATTGAACATCTTTTGCAAACCAGACACGAAATCGATTTGCTTAATCTCCGGGAGGTTTTCAGTCACGTTAATATTTACGCCAATCGTCGAGATATAGGCTACCTGCCACCACGTAGTAAGGTTGCTTATTTCCGTACCCCCGTCAAGCGCTAGAGGGTGAGAAGAGTTGCCCACTACGTATTGAAATTCTACGGTATCGCCCTGCTCCATAACGAACTCTGGAGAAAGTAGGGCGTGCGTTATGTCGTTGAATTCCGGGCTTTCGAAATCGTCTATAAACGTCCACAGTTCACTTCCGTTTCTAGAGAGTCGCATGGAAACGAAGTCTCCTGTATCGTGGTCTAAGCGCCCGTATACGTTCACCCTAAAGCGATAATAAGCGCGGTGAGGCACGGTGTACGTCGTGCCGCTTGTGAAGTTG